CCCACACGAGCTTTAAGCTAACGGCTCGTGGTCGTCCACTCCGTTCAAGGTGGTCCCACGCGAACTCGGAAATCTCCGGGTGCATGAGACACTTGAGGAGTGCGGGTACATCGTCGAGTGGAGACCTTGGTAGGTCAACACACACTGTGAACCCTCGTTGCTCTGGTCGATGAAGGTCAGGATTGAGCCTGTCAGAAACAGGACGATCGGGACCAACGCGGCCAAGGAGTTGCGAGTTTTCTTGGACATAGGGGTACCTCTCCTTAGTTATGGAGAGAAGTTCCCTGTCCAAGATGTCCACAGTATCAATCCAACCAGCCTTAAAAAGCTGGTTACGGAAAGACGACAAAGACACGCACTCTTTTACGGAGCGGAGTGAGGAAGGAAACTTCTCCCGGCAAAAGACAATACTAACGTCAATTCCGTAGAAGTACTCTTTCCCACAAGACTCCCTGAACGGTCCAGTCCAGGAAGACTTGTCTCGATTCACTTTGAAGCCACAGGCTTCGAGTGCATCGATCACTCCTTCGGCCTTGTCTGTAGGGACAATAATATCATCCCCATAGACGCGCACCGAGCCAACTAGCTGCTTAAGCGCAGACGTAGTTGGACGGGTAGGCATGCCGAGACACGCGGTCAGGGCGATCGTAGCAAAAATGATCGCCTCAATCGGAAATGTCAAGGCAGAGCCCATCGACGCGAACTTCTGTAGAGGGATTACCTCCCCAGAAGGTAACTGACACGTCAGAGATCGACACGCTTGGATCCCCTCTAGAAAATAAGGGAAATCAGCAAACAGGTCCTCGACGAGCCAGTTAGCCACTCTGTCACTCGCATCACTAAGATCTAGTGTCGCAAGTGACCCATCCCGCGAGCCTTCACGAGCCATCTCCTGGTTAGGAGTTTGGTCCGTGAAGCCAACGAAGGACCCAGACAATGAGTTCTTTTTCTCAAGGGCTGGCACGAGAGAACCGCAGATGGCCTGTTGTATATATTGCATCACAACAGGTTCAGCCGCAATCAATCGTGGTTTGGACTGCGTCTTAGGGACGGCTATCAATCTTGTTGATGGCTCATCCCGTTGGCTCAGGTACGTGACGTCCAGCCCAGCGAGCGCATAGCGCACGTTGGGTAAGGCATATTCCCAGTACGGGAAAAGGAACTCAAGTCGGTCGTGCCAAAAAGGCATTACCCACTTGTAGTTACCCTTCCGCCTATCGGCGGTAGCCCCAGGACCGTGTCTGGGGATCAGCGCTCCGTCAAGGATCTTTCGATCAATCGACGCAAGTGCTTCTCCAAAACAGACACGTAGCACTCCCCTAGCAGACGCGAGGAAACCAGCTCCGAAGAGCTTATCACCTCGCGAATCCATAAAGGGAGGGTCACGTCCTTGTCCGTTTGGACGTACTGCTGTATAGCATCAGCGACATTTGTGTCACTGCAGAGGTCCTTCTCTTTCGAGAACATCAGCGTTAGCTGACGAATGGACTTCAATGCCATTGAAGCTCGATCCACCTGATGAACATCAGTGAGATCGAACTCACGCAGTACAGGATTGGGATAGTAGTATTTCACTACCTCCCCATCCACCAAACGACCCCGCTCCGACGTAAACAGCAGATCCAGGAAACCACCGAGAAACTCGGGGATTCCTCTGGCGCCGCCCTTTGGAACAGCCGCCTTTCGACGGCTGAAACCAGGGAAGGCATCAGTTGGGATTTCGGCCAACGCTAAGGACGTAATAAAGTCCTTGTGGAAGACCGGAAGGGAAACAGTCAAAAAACTGTCGCCTTCTGCTGCAAGTCGACTCTCGACCGTTTTACGGTCGTGAGTGGTGCTAACCGAGCATGCCCTACCAGTTTCTTCAAGTAGGGCAAACCAGATTTCGCTTCGGCTTTTCATCCTCCTCCTTAGAGTGGGGAGTCCGAAGTGATGTCCTGACCACAGACCCGACACTTGAACCAGCATCCCAGTTCGTGCGACGCACGAACCCCTCCAGATGAGGAAAAGGATGCTGGAACAAGCTTAGTGTCGGTGTCTCGAGCTGACTAGACCTAGCTCTCGAAATTGAGAATTTTGGTCTGGTTGCCAGCCACCGCAAGCCAGTCGGACGCTGCCTTAAGGTAGTATCCGATTTCCGTCGTGGAGTAGCCCTGCAAAGGGTTGTCCAGGATGAAGCTTACGGACAGCGAGTACGGCCGGTTGTTGGTAGGAACCAACGGATCGGCCGAGATCTTGCTGTGGTTGAGACGAACCAGTGTGCGGTGACGCTTGCCGTTGAGATGAGAAATCGTCAAGGCAAGACCGTCGGCCGCATCCTCGAAGGTGCCAAGATGGTCACCACTCGAGGTACGAGGTAGCGATTTCGCTACCGCGTTCACGGTTACAGACTGTGGATCAGCAAACATCGTCGAACTCTCTGGTAGTCGCCCATTTAGGGCGGCGGCACTGCACACCACATTAGTGGGCAGTGTTTGACCCTCGTGTAATTGCGAGGGCAGCCAGGATGGACAGCTGGAACGGGTTAAACCCGTTCCAAGTCAGTCCGAAACCGTACGGTGTGGCTCCTCGCCTCTTGGTGGTGGTAGCATCATAACTACCAGTCACCAAGAACGGAACGTTTTGCGTACCCTGCCTAATAGTACCTTCCCACGTTATATCAACGTGAGAAGTGGCACGGTACACGACGTAACCGTAAGGCATGACTTCGCCATTCGACAAGAAAGCCTGGAGGTTGTTTATAACACTCCCGGCGTCGAAGAACCAGTCAAAGAGCCAGGACCAAGGCGTCAACGCCCACACATTCTCGAGCCCCGGAGACAGACCATAAAGCTTGTCTAGCTCCGCGATTCGAACCCCGAGCGCACTATCAGGCAGCGAATAGGCGAAAGCCCCGCTGAACTGCATGTGCGACTCGGTTCGTGTGTGCGTCGTAACCTTGCCCAGAGACGACTGAATACCGTTTGGCGCGGTTCCAATGGAACCCATCGCCTGACTGGTCTGAACAGTCGTTGTCGAGTTAGTGGTCGAAGGACCAACTAACTTTCTGCGGACAAGCCTACCGGCATCTCGTAGATACTGATCTAGTATCGTATCGTGATGACGGATTGCGGCTATGAAGTTTCTACCATCTTGAATGGTAGGACTCCATGCGAACTGCAGGTTGAGGTACTCCTCACCGATGTTACCAAGCGGCTGGCCTTTTGGGCCATGCTTGGTACTCCATCCAGGAATGGATGGAAGACCATCGCGGAGCAACTCACCATAAGCAGTTACAATGTCTACAGCTGGGTTGGTAGGCTCTACCTTGGCGATCGCCTGGGTGCCAAAAGCATCCATAGCGACGTCAGATAGAGGCGGAGGACATCGGCTAGTGAAGAAACTCAGATCATGAGTTGGATCACTAAACGAATGCATGACCACGCTCTGCATTGCAGAGTTTGGCATCACAATCCCCTGAAACTCTTGTAAGAGGTTCGGAGTAGGATTGTAATAAGCATGCGCAACGTCCCCAGGCTTACGTACCTGAATTTGGTACATAAGCATGTCACTACCAAAGTCCACCCTAGGAAAGCGCTTGTGTATGCGCCACCCAGGGTTGCTCCATCCATTCAGATACTGGCTCTCAAGTGGAGGTCTAACTTCCACGACAGGACCAGACTTCGCACCGGTCGTTAGATCGGTGAGAAGATTCTGAGCTTTGAGCACGGTTACACCCCGCTGTCGATCTAAGGTCCTGGGCACTGATTGGTACCAGTGTCCGTCGGTATCCTTGATCGGCGGCGGGTAGTTGACCATGATTTTCCTCAAAGTGGATGGGACCGAGCAATCGTACGATTAGAGCTGATGCGAGTGGAATATGATTCCCACTACATCGTGGGTGCTTTGGCTAAAGCACCGCCGGGAGCCTTACG